CTTGATATGTAATATTTTGAGAATTGTATAAAATTCTTGTCGTATCAAAATATTCATTAAAACCTTCGTAATACTGCGTATTTGCAATAATAGATGCCGTATTAAATGCAGTTTCTATTACATTTCCATACATATCCGAAGCTAAATTTACACTGCCAGTAAATGTAAAAGATGCGGGTTTTATTCCTTCTCCAACTCGTATATTAGGTATAGATAATATTGAAGCCGTTTCATACAAATATTTTGAAGTTCGATTTAAATTATTTGGTCCAAAAGTATTATATGGTTCAAATTTATTTTTATAAAAAAGATGATTAACAGAAAAATAAGTTACGGATTTTAAACTTCCGTCAATATTAGATGCACTATTATATATAATATCCGAATCTATTGGTGGAAGATTATTTGGATCGGAATAAATACCAATCAATGGCAAACAACTTGAAGTCGCACTGCCAGAATAAAACGTCCATAATTTGAAAGTTTGAAACGGATTGCTAGATACGTCGCTAGGATCCACTTTTTTAAAAACAGTTGGATTAATTCCTTGATATATATCTATACTATTTGTATCTGTCATGATAGTAAAAACCCTGCTACATTTATAATAAATATAACAGGGCTTAAATCATTGATTGTTTTAGAAATCTAACTTAACTCTAATCAACGCTTCTCTTTGGAATGATTTTAATAATGGTTTGCTTAATTTAGCAACTGCTAATAATTCTCTGCTATCATTGTACAATCCAACCGTAGTTATATACGTTTTAGGATCGCCAACAAATGTAGTTTGCGAAATTTGACCAACACTGCCAGTTACATATGATGGATTATTTGAAAAATTATATTCTGCATTTTTTACTCTTACGAAATAATGCGTGCTAGTAATTTTTTCTGAATTTCTTGCTAAGAATTGATTAGATAATGCACCTGATCCAGATATTGAATGATACAATAAGAAATGATTGTTACCTTCAGCACCTGCAGATGTACTACCACTTGTATTAGTTGCGAAACCTAGTTGTCCATCTAGCATTTTGCCATCTAATACTAATACTCCATGGTCTGGATATGCTAATCCGTAATATATAGGCGCTGCTGAATTAAATACTCCATTTGTAATTGATCCAGATACAATATTATAAACTCGTCCAGAATCTCCTAATGTGCCAACTGACAATGAAGAATCGTCTATCAATTTAATTACGGTAGATCCTACTGTTACAGATCCAGTTGCATTTACATCGTGAGTAGTTATAGAAGCTAATGGTAATTCAAAATTTCCGGCGTCTAAACGTTCTTTTAAACGATTTCTTTTAAAATTTAATACATATATAGAATCGGTGCTACCAGAGCCGGCTGTTGTAAATCTTGAATCAGATGCATTTAACAATAATTGTCGATACTGAGAATATACTGCTTTAGTAGGAGAATCATTTTGCGTACCTTGAGCCGACGAACCACTACCTAATGCATGGCCATATGCTAAAGCAAATTGTACAGCTGCGCCATCTGCGCTAGGTGTTTCTTGATATACATCTATATAATATCTTCTCTGAGATGTAGTTTGTGCCGATGATGAAAAATACGTAGTTAATCCAGCTACATTATCACTCCATAATCCTGCAGTAACAGTTTCAGTTTGATTGGAAACTACATCATTAGTTTGATCAAATCTAGTATAAACGCGACCATTTCTAGCAAGTATAGTAGTTTGTTGTTGTTCTGCAATTATTTCATTAGCAAGTTGTTGTGCTAATTGTTGGACTTGTTCATTGAATGCAGTACCCGCTTGCGCAGCTATATTTTGACTCTGAAGTAAGCCGCCACCGCGTACTCCGCCGGATTGCTGATTACCAGATTGATTACCTAGAGGAAACCCTCCTTGCTTAGGTTGTTGTTTTAATTTTAAAATAAAATCTTTCATATTTACATCTTTATTAACTAGTTGCATTATTTGTTACTGCAGTAACTTTTTTAACTGTTAAATTAATAGTAACACTACCACCAGTTTCGTTTCCAATAATAGTGATAGTTGCGGTTTTATCTGAAACGTATTGTGCTTTTGCTACAACGCGGAATTCAAATCCGGCAACTGCAACACTTTGAGCATCTTCATTATCACCAATAAATCTAGGACTAGTAGGCAATACGGAATTTTGTAATGCTCTTGTAACTTGAATATCAGCTACTGTAGAATCAGATAAAATTGCTGTATAACCTAAGTTTGAATTACCTCCAGTTAAATTGCTAGTATTTGGAGAAATTGCTGACGTATCGCCAGATGCTAACAATGTAATGGCAGTATTTCCTACTGTCACTACTGGTATATTTGTTGTTTGTTTTGGTAATGTAATTAATTTATAACGTAGTGCTTGTGTTTCATCAGCAACCGCTTCTACTATTGGCATATTTTCAATAATTACGCCGTAATAGTTAGTTCCTAATGGATGATTTGGATTCCATAACGAATAATCTACTTCATCATCTCCTAAAGCAAACTGAGTAATTTTAAATGCATCTCCACCTCTTGCTAGCAATTCTCGGCCTTTAAGAGTTAGAATAGCATCAACAGTTACAGAACTATTATCTAAGTATCCCATATTTTATTCCTATTTAAAATAAATATCTACTATTAAAATTTATACTAAAACAAAACTTCCTTGTTCTCCTAAGTTTTGATATACCAATTGATTTGGATTTGCAATTTTCCATTCTACCGACGGTCCTCCATCTACAGTTTGTGTAGAATTAATATTAAAGTCTGCAGATGTTAATTTTGATCCGTTGTATTTTTGATTGTTAATACCTGCAGGTAAATAATTTTGAATTTGTGCAAAACTACCCGTAAATTTATATGATACTGTAGCATAACTGCTAGTACCATATGATCCAGATCCATATACTACTCCCGTATATACGGGAACGTAACTTGCAGAAGCAATTTGATATTCTGATGTAACGCTAGTTATAATCGTAGGTGCTAATGCTTCACTTCTCCAATATGGACTAGAAGCTGTTATATAACTACTTCCGCTTTGTATTAAATAGTTATAAGAATACGTAGTTCCGTTATATCTACGTATGTCTGATCCGGTTAAATACGCTTGATATTGATCATCATCATTTGCTGATATAGTTAAAATTCGGCCGTCAATTCCGCCTATATATTGTAAATAATCTCCCGATGCGGTAGGAGGTACATTTTGTATTGTTACATTGTATACATTATCTTCATAAGATAATTTAGGCAACGCTACATCTTTACTACGTTCTAATATGTTTGGTTGTATTAGTATGCCAGTTAATTTATCAACACGTGCTGGTAATAGCTGTTCTAATTGTCGGAAGAATGATAAATCAAACAACGTAAATATTTTTATGTACGCATTAATATCATTAGCAGACGAATATTTTTTCCAATATTCTCGTGCTTTTTGAATTAATTTTGGATATGATTTTGATTCAGTTTCTCCAGGATCTCCAATATAACTATCTAATTCGGTAAATCCTAGTTGAGCAATGATATCTTCATCAATCATTGTTTGTGGAGAAAAATACACTCCTAATTTTTTGCTATCTAATGGAGCTTTATCAAATTGACTACGTTCAGCTCTTGTTAAAAAATCTAAATTTCCAACTAATTCATTGCTTTCTATACGTATTTTATTATCATCATATGTGCCAGCAGCTAATGATATTGCATCGAAATAATACGTTTCTTCTATAGAATCATACGGAGTAGAAGTTGACCAAGATTGCATCGATGCACTAAAATTAGCTGCTACTGGTTGTACACCTTGCAGTGAACCGGTTAATGTATGATTAATTTTTTGCGTTAATGGTAAACGAAATAACAATTCATTGTATGGATCCGAACTATTATAAGAAGATGGAGCTTTTACGTGATTATCAAAATAAGGTTCAATTGAAGAAACGCGATTCCATAAACGTATTTCTTGAAGTTGTCCTACTAACCTAGAACCATTAGTCGCTCCTCCGAATTCTATAGTCGCAGGTGCGGCTGGAATATTTAAGCTCGATGCAGTTGCTGAAGTTTCTGCTACAATTTTTCCATATTTAGAACGTTTAACTATTGCATACATTTCAGTGGTATTAGGATCCCGTGACACTAATACACTTAACCATCCTCCGTCAAACATTTCTATTGGAGTAGATGCATTTCCATTCAATGAAATAGTACCTTTAGTTCCCGAAACGAAATCTATAGTAGCATACAAAGATCCAGCATCTATATCAAATAATTCCATTGTTGACGGAAGTGTTGGATTTGCAATTACATCAGCCGTACGAAAACGAAATTCTATATCAGTTGGAGTAGTAGTATATATAATTTTTACCGTACCTGCAGCACTTCCGCTTAAATCTAATGCATAATCAAAATTTAATTTTTCATATATAGGAGCTCTTTCAAGTCGCGGACCTCCGTATTCTTTAATTGTTATCAAAGATTGTGGAATACCGTAACAAGAAAGCAGTGCTTGTACACTTCGTTTAGTGCCTTTCGACTTTAATAACAATGGTAAGTTATTTATGATGCGACGCCATACTGCGTATGTCATGTCTCGACCAGGAACACTAGGATCTCCAACTGTATTGGATCCAGTTAATGGAACTCCCGATTCATTTGTTCCTAATACATATCCCCAAAGATCTTGATACTGATTTCCATCTGTTAAGTTCCATCCAA